CGAATTTATAGAGGTCTTCGACTTCGCCAAGGCAAGAGAGCTTGCCAAGGGTGACTATCTAACCTCCACCCCAGCTTATATGACTGCCTACGCGCTCTATTCCCGTCCTGACATTGAGGAGATTGGATATTGGGGTGTGGATATGGGCGTTAATAACCAAGAGTATTTCTACGAACAGCCCATCATGCAAAGATGGCTGGGTATTTGTACCGCCAAAGACATTAAGATCACCCTTCCCCAAGGCTGCCCACTGGGTGAGCCTAATTACATGGAAGGTGTTACTGCTAACGCACCAGAACCCAAACACCCCTTTTCCGAGGGCGATTTCAAACAGATGGCCCAAAGACACCAGGGCAAGCAGACCGAGTGTACCGAACAAATAAGGGCGTTAGAACTAAAACGCGCCCAACATGACGCCGCTATACAGGTTTATGAAAAACTATCTCAAGTTGGTCGAGCCGTAGATGGCGGGCAGGAATTCGGAAGTTTAACTCAGACGTTGAGGACATTATGAAATACAAATGGGTTCCAGATGACGAGGCACCAAAGAGCATTAAATTCATGGGCAGGGTCAGATTCCGGCAGAATAGCGGGTATGTTGATGTAACCGACCCCGAGGTGTTAGAGAAGATCGAAAACCACCCGGCGTTTGTACTCAAGCCTGAAAAGAAAACCCCCGTGAGAAAGAAACCCACGAAGAGGGCGGCTGCTCCGAAGGCGGCAGCGCCCAGAGTTAGAGTTCCCTGATGGCTACCAAGGCCGAGGTAAGAGATATGGCAGCAGGTCTTCTTGGTCGTCACCGGCTCGGACAGGCTATTAACGACGCCCTGAAGATAAGGCTTGATCAGGCGTATGATTACGTCTACGCAGACCTCAAGGACGAACAGTTAACTATCTGGGCCTCTGCCGCCAATTCAACCATTCCGAACGGTGTAGCCCCTCACGTAGCCTCTCTGATGGCCTTTGACGCCACCTCTGATGTGGGTGTATCCCAGGAGAGGTTTGAAAGAATCCTAATCAAGAGAAACATCGCCAAGCCAATGATAAGAAAGATCGTTACGCCAATTTATGAGTCTTTGGATGAATCCGAGGACTTCTAATGGCCTATTTCCCAGTAGAACTCGCGGGTGGTACGTATAAGCATACCGACCTAAGTCTTTCCGCCCAAAGAACTATTAATTACTGGCCCCAAAGACAAGAGGGCGGTAATGAGAAATCCCCCTTCGTATTAGAGTCCTTCTATGGATTAAAGTCGTTTTGCTCTGGAACTGGCCTAAATAGAGGACTGTTTGAACACCGGGGCGTTGCCTACCACCTTCATGGCACGACCTTATCTTCTATCAGCTCCGCCGGGGTAAGAACTACTCTAGGAACGATCCCTGGAGACTCAAGAGCCGTATTCGACGGGATAGGGTCTAGTATAGTCATTACGGCAGATGGTGTGGCTTATGAGTGGGATGGGTCTACTCTTACAACCGCTACAGATGGGGACTTTGAAACCCCTCAGACTGTTACGGTTTTAAACAACCAAGCCATTTACGATGGTGATGGGGGTAGGTTTGCCACATCTGATGTTGGACTCCCCCTAACTCTTAACGCCCTAAACTACGGCACGGCAGAGTCTAAGGCTGATGATATTGTAAGACCTTTCGCCTTCGGGACGATTGTTCATATGTTTGGTGTTAAAACTATCGAGCAGTGGTGGAACACCGGAGAAGGAACGCCCCCCTTCGCAAGAATTGAGGATGGTACGATTAAGATAGGTCTTGGGGCCACACACACCATAGCGACTGATGATAATTCAATATTCTTCTTCGCTGACGATAAGCAGGTTTATTCCTTAGTTGGGTCTATAGCAACCCCTTTACTCCCCTTGGATATAGTCAGGGAGATTGAGGGGTTTTCTACCATAAGCGACGCAACCGCCTGGACAATGCAGTTAGATGCCCAGTGGTTCTACGTGTTAAAGTTCCCCACAGCAGACAGGACGTTTGCCTACCCTATTCCGAAGTTAAGCCCGCAGACCATTCAGGCTAGGGGTCTTTGGTTTGAGCTTTCCTCTGGGGTGACGGGGGCGAGGTATAACGGAGATGCGTACACATTTGCCTATAACAAGCACTTAGTTGCAGATGAGGACGGGGACATATTTGAGTTGGATATTGACACCTTTGACGAGGATGGCTCTGCGATTAAAAGGACTAGAATCCTAGCCCCTATACACGGGGGTACTTTTGGAAAGCCAGGAAAGGAAGTTGAAATCTCCTTTTTAAAACTTATCGGGGCCACAGGGAGGGGAATTCCCACCGGACAGGGAAGTGCGCCACAAATAATGTTACGATACTCCCAAGATGGTGAGAACTTTAGTAACGAAATACGTGGGGACGTTGGTAAGCTAGGAGTCCAGACAGAGGTTGTATTTGAAATAGGTGAATCATTTGAAACGTGGGTTTTTGAGATTACATCTACCGACCCCGTATACTCTAACTGGCATCACGCTGGCGTTGAGATGGAGATTTCAATATGAGCACATTAAATCCAGCCCCGTATACCTTTCCGCCCAATACTAAACTTACAGATAAGGTGGTTCAGGACTATTTTTTAAGGCAGCAGGAGACTGTAAGGCTTTTATCTCAGGATGCTGAGAACGCCAAACGCTATGCTTTGATGATGGGTAGATAATGGCCTTTGTAGAAAAGCAATTAGCTCAGGCGGAAGGCACAGGTACAGCAACGAGCGTGTATTCGCCAGCTACCGGAGTGAGAGCTATAATTAAGGTCGTTACCTTGTGTAACACTACGAGCAATGATGTTACTTTTAGCCTTTACAGAGATGACGATGGAACGACTTACGACGATAGCACGGCGCAGTTCAAGGACGCCGTTCTGGGGGCGAACAAGACTTTTGATAAGGACACGTTTTGGCCCATGTCACAGTCAACTGGAAATATTGCCTTTAAGGGCGATGGGATAACGATTACCTTAGATGGCGCGGAGATAACGAATTGATTACTATATACCCACCTGAATTTGAAATCTCTGGGCCTTTAAACGCCAATGGGGATGTTATCGTGGGTGATAATGTTGCTAGAGATGGCATAACCGCCGTTCATAACGCGGTTGCATATCTTTCAGAAATAACGACAACTGGGTTTGAGCCCGAAGAAACCGAATTGAATATAGAGAAGCCGGAGGAAATTAAAAATGGGGCTTAAAGCTAAGCACGAAAATACCGAAATAGACATACTAGCCACACACGATGGTCATTTAATTGGTCACGCAATAACCGAAACAGAATTCGAGCATAACTCTGGTCGTGGAAATTCGTGGATTTGGCAGTCTGCAAATGTCGATATTGATGTTAATGACACGCTCATTGCGGTGAGAAATGACACTGACAGTTTCTTGATATGGACCCGAATGTTAATCTCCCCAGGAAACGTGGCAATGCACTGTAATATTGGGATAGGCGAAGCCACCACGACAATGGCGGGGACTACTATTACCGGAAGAAACCCAAATGGTGAGTTTTTGGGCAAGTCGCCCGCGTCACTAGCAACCGCTATCGGTGACGAGACTGCGCTAGCTGATGCTGATCTAATCTTTACCGCATGGGGGTCAACTACAGAAACGAAGATTATTCCTTTAGATGGGCTTGTCTGTGTGAAGGGGCAGTATCTTCAAGTTAATAGTGAACTAGAGGCAACATCGGGAAGAATTGCCCTGTTTGGGCATTTTAGTTCTGAAGTAGTTTAATGATTCCTGTAAAACTTGTTGGCAAGGGTGGAGTAGAGGTTGATGTTGATCTAACGGGTGCGGTACGGGTTGCAGAGGGAGCTTTTGATCTTACTCAATTTAATACCCTTGATACGATCGATACAGCGTACAATTTTTACGCACCGAAAGTTGGAAGACAGTTTCTTATAACCGGGTTTTTATGTTTTGCGGATAAAGATATAAGCGACGCCTCAGATACGGTGGTGGAAATATATGAAGCAACCGCTTCAGACTCTACAACTGTTAGTAAGTGCCTTTTTCAGTTTGGGATGGGCAAGTTAACCGTGCTTCCCTATCCAAACATAAGAGTATTGGTTAATCCTGGAGTGTGGATTAATGCGAAGACAGGTGATGATGATATTCATCTAAATATTATAGGACATTACATAACAACCATTTTGGACCCTGTAGAGTAGAGAGATAAGGCGCAGTTGGAGGATTGAATAATGACAGACATAGCCCCTTTTACCCCAGGAGTGCCGGACGTTA